CGTGCAGCGGGGTCGAAGCCTCGCCTGTGCTGGCCGGAACATTGCGCCGGTAGCGCTTCAAGCACTCCACCAACCGGGCGGCTTGGTGCTGGTCGAAGTAGACCTGGCCGAACGCCATGCGCGCCGTGCGAATGCCCGTCTCCACCGGCTGTCGCGGGATGATCTCCACATCCCATCCGAGGCCCTCCATGATCTCCTTGGCGCTCTTTCCCGTCTTGTAATCGCCGTGCGCGCCGTCGTGGGGTAGCCACAGCGTTCCCCAGTTGTACCGGCGCTGCTTCAGCTCGTCCGACCACCAATCGAGCGTCTTGTGCGAGCCCTCAAGGTAGGCAATGACCCGCAGCGTGGATAAGTGCCGCTGCACAAGAATCAGGCTCATGGCGTCGTTCCAGCCAAGGTCGAACACCACCTGGACCTTTAGCGCCGGGTCATACGCCACATCGCACACGCGCTTGCTTTCCATCGCCTGGGCGATCTCTTCGGCGTAGATCGCTCCGGAGACAGCGGGCTTGCACTTGCCTTCCCATATGTTCGCGTAGTCAGCCGCCGTCATCGTGGCTTCGGCGTGCTGGCGCTCCTTCTCCAACACCTCCGGAAACCACGGGTTGTCCTTGTAGTCGATCTTGACCACCACCGCGTCAGGCGGCGGCGAGGCGATGAAGCGGACGTAGGTTTCGTCCGTGTCCAACTCAGGGTTCAGCGACACGATGATTTCCGAGCCATCCTTGCGAATGGTCGGAATCAGGATGTCCCAACTGCGCTTGCTGATCGCCTGGGCCTCTTCGGCCCATACCTTGTCCACGCCCTCAAAGGATTTGATCGACTCAGCCGTTTGATCGGAGAGCCCAGCGAACAAGAATTCCGTTCCGTTGGCTCCCTTGATGACGGTCTGCTGGATCTCGTAGAACGACCCAAGCCCGAGCGCTTCGATTTGGTCGCCCAGCAGCTTGTGGACCGAATCCTTGATCGACTTCTGCACCTCACGAGTGCAGAGGAAGCGCTGCCGCTTCGTGGCGCCATCTATCAGTAGGTAACGCGCAATGCCCCAGCTCTTGGCGCCACCACGACCGCCATGCAGCACCTTGTAGCGGTGCGGCTCGAACAGGCAGCGAAGCTTGGCGGGGAACTTCGCATCAATCGTCATTCAAACGATACGCGGATGCTTTGCTGCACCGGGCCGCCGCCGGGGCCGGTCATCTCTGTACGGCTGAGCTTGGGTGCCGCGAACTCGGCCAACTTGGCGATCAGGTCTAGCGCCTTGGCCGGATCAGGCTTCCCCGCCTCCGTGCCGTCACCCTCTGCAACCTGAGTCAGCCAGCGCCCAACGTTCTCGCTGTTGTCCTCAAGCAGCCGGCGCACTGTCTCCCGGAACTCCGCATTGACCTTGTTGGGCACGCCCTTGCGCGAGCCGCCGCCCGTTTTGATCCCTTTCGCCATATCAGTCAGTCTCAGTGTGCGATGCGACTCACGGTGCAGTCAGCACTAGCGGGCCAGACACAACCGGCGGCACGTCGAAGCACGGGTAGTCGCGCACGTCCACGCGGAAGCGCTGCACGTACACCTCGCCGTTGTCTAGCGCGGCCTCGCATTGGAGCCACTCGCAGCCGGGCCAGTTGGCCGAGATATCGACTGCGGCCTGGCGTAACCCATCCAGGATGCGGGCATTGCTCATGGCAACTGCATAGCCGTCGTAGCAGCGCCAGATGATCGATGCGATTACGCGCGCCGCACTAATGGCTCCGTTGTAGTCAGCCACAAGGCACCGCTTCTCACCGCGCACGAGGCGGGAGTCATGGACACGCGCCCGGTCGTGGGCGGAGACATAGCACCGCGTGGCGCGGCCGATCTCATCGCACGAAGCTGTCGGAAGATCCGCGTTGGCCTCAGTGGCGAATGAAAGGATGAGTGCCATCAGCCGACGCTCCAATTAGCCTCAAGACCCATGAAGGCCAGCGGCCAATGCGATGCGTCGGCGGGATTTGGAGTCCATGGCGAGCTGGCATTGCCGCCTGAAAGAGGGAAACCATCCTGCGATCCCGCGGCGGTGACCTGCTGCACAAAGGCAGACGCGGCGCCCGTGAGCGCCCCCACGACGCGTGCCGATGTTGCATTTGCAGGAAGCCCAACCGCCACGATGGCATCGCGTCCAGCGAAGTCGGCGGCATCAGTCAAAAGGCTTACAACGCCGCTCGTATCGACGCTAACGGTAAGGGTTGCCCCAGCAGAAAGCGGGTCGGCAAATTGTGCTTCTTCGCCCTTCGCGAGCGTGCCCGTCCAATCCCAGGCGCTAGCCCCGCCGGCCCACACCTTGACCTCTTGCGGCCCGAAGTTGAATGCATTGGCCCAGGTCATATCTCGCCTCAGTCAGTGCGGCGCGGTGCCGGCTTGATGGTGGCGACCTTGCCGCCGGATTCGTGCTCGACTCTTGGCTTACCCATCTCGGCGATCAGGTCGGCCAGCGGCTGCTCGCCCTTGCCCGGAATGCCGGCGTAGGGCGTGCCGTCGATGATGGTCAGGTAGACCGCGCCCAGGTCGGCGCAGAGCTTGGCTGCGTCGGGCACGTACAACTCGCCATCAGCGACCCATGCCTCGGTGTCTGCGCTCATGCGACCCTCGCTAGGGTGAAACGTGCCTCGGCGTCCTTGTAGGACTTACGCAGGTACTCGCCCAGCGAAACGCGTTCGTACCTGCGGCACAGATAGTCCAGCGTCAACGGCATCACGCAGAAATCGCCGTCGCGGACCTCGTTAAGCACCACGACGCCCCGCCAGTGGTTCTGGCCTTGGGCGCCGCGGTAATCCTCGTCGTGCAGGTAGCAGGAGCCGGCCACAAGGCCATGCCACGTCGCTCCGCTGGCCTGTATGCGGGTGCCGTACCGGAACCCCTGCTCGTGACCCTGTACGAAGCTCGCGCCGATCTTGTTCAGGCGGTTGTCGATCGTCCCGCCGATGGCGTGGCTGGAATGGCTCGACTGGAAGTAGTGCGAGTAGAGGACGCCGTCTTGCCACACCCGCTCCAGGAAGGGATGGCGCTCGAAGTCCCGCGTGTTCAGGTGATGCTCGCCAATCGTGCCGGCGAACTTCGGGGCAGCGTTGATGGCCCTATGGATACGGTTCTCGTGGTTCCCGAACAGGAACAGCTTGCGCGGGGTCCAATGACGCTGCTTGCGGCGCACCAGGCGCGCTTGCTCGGCCTCCATCGGTCCGCAGAGGGTGGCGAAGGCCTCGTTGCCCACCGCCACGTCGTCCTCGTACCGGGCGCCTTCCATCTTCAGGCTGCCCGGACCCTCATGCAGCGACAGGCTGGGCATGTCCCAGTGGTCGCCGATGTTGACCACGGTGTCCGGCTTGTACTCGACAATCGCCTCAGCGATCCAGCGGATATGGTCAAGCGGGACGCCGGGCCGGCACTGCAAGTCCGGCACGATGAAGTGCCGCTTCGGCGTGTTCACGCAACGTCCGTCGTATCTTCGTCGACCGCTTCCAGCCGCTCCCGCAGGACTTCGGCGGGCTCGGGTAAACTTTCAGGTTGAATTTGGCTTTCGCAACCTAGGGGTTGAACCGGCAGCAGGCTCAGCGCCTCGTCGATCAGCAGCCGCGAGTGGTACAGGTACTGCAAGGCGGTGCGCAGCTTGGCCTCGACCGGGCTCACCTCGTGGGCGGGCAGGGGCTTGGCGTCACTGACTGCCGCCTCGGTGAACGGCGGGAACTTCGCTTGCATGCTTAGCTCTCCGTCCTTGCGTAGGCTTGCCGCGCCGGACGCCATGCACGAGGCATCTTCCCGGCTACCGACCTACGGGCATCGCGGCAAATTGAATAGGTGCCGGTTACGACTCCGGCATGGCCGTCGCGCCGCCATCGCACCAGCACGTCACGGTGAGGACCCAAGCTCGGGTCAGACTGCCGTGCCAGCCTTAGAGCCGGGGATGGTGCCCCAGCCAACTCGTCGAATAGAGGGCCGGTCTGCGTCAGGGGGAACACAGCCGGCCGGGCGCCACGGGGCACCAACGAAAAAGCCCGCCGGGGGTGGGCGGGCTTGGGCCGCTCGAAGCGGCAGAACCATTGTAGAGGGGCAATCGGCAGTCACGAAACTGCCAAACTCATCGCCCGGTCCGCCGCCTGCATCTCGTCCATGCACCTGGTCAGCAGCCACTGGTAAACGCCATCCCACCGCGGATAGGACTGGTGAGTGATCCCGATGCGCTCTGCCCGCCAGTTGGTTCCGCGTGAAACATGCCCGCTGCCCTCGCACTTGGTGCAGGCGCGCACGAGCTCGCCAGCGGCGATATGCCCGCGTCCGTGGCACTCAGGGCATAGCTTCGGGTCGGCGATTTCCTCCACCACCGCGTCCCGCAGCTTGGAGTAGGCCTCGCAGATGCTTGGCCACATGCGCGCCTTGGCCGATTCCAGGGCCGCGCGGGCCGATCGCTGGCGCTCCGTACTGTTGCCGGCCGTCGCTACCCGGATCTGCGCCGTGACCATTGCGTCCGCGCGGTCGCGCCATTCGCCGAACAGCATTCCGTCCAGCATGTGCCGCAGCTCGTTTGCGCTCAGCGCCGCGCCATCCGGCCACCACACCCGGCACAGGAGCTCGCGCCCCACGCCTGCCGGGACCATCGCCAGCGCCGCGGCAATGTCCGTGCTGGTCAGCTCCGGGATGCCGCCAGCGCCTACGTCGAAGCGGACGTTCTTCGGATTGAGGCGCGCCATCAGCTTTCCGACGTGCATTGGGATACCCCCTTCAGGCGTTCGTTGTCGAGTTCAAACTGTTTCCCCGGCGTGCTCATGCAGCGCGGGAACGTGCGGCCGGTGTTGTCGCAGGCGGACTTGCCCCAGCCGTGGACGGCGTTCTTGCAAACAGCACATCCGCCCACCCGGTAGATCAGCGCCCGTGTGCGCTTGGCTATCTGGCGCTCCGTGGCGCGCTCGGGCGGGGAGTAAGTCATGCCGCCTGTCCGTTGCGCCTGGCGTTGTTCCTCGCGTGGAGCTGCCGGCGCTTGGCTTCCTCGCGCAGCCACAGACGGCAAGGCTCCCGGGCCGGCTCGGGGATCGCTTCGATGAGCGGAGCCCACTTGCGCCAGTCCTTTTCCTTGCGCATGACGGCGAGGGCGTGATCGAGGTGGTAGTAGAGGGTCACGCAGCCTCCTGCCGCAGCGCGATGAGGCTGCACACGAAGGCGCCAGTACCGAAGGCCCATGTGGGGGCGTCCACAATCGCGCACCCGACGCACCAAACGGCGAAGGGCATGGCCGCCCGGGCAAGGAAGCCGATCATGCCGCCTCCTTGGCAAAGGCCGTCACCGCAACGCCCAGCGCAGCCCATGCGTGGGACTTCACACCATAGGTCGGGCCGGGTTCCTTTTTCGTCCCGGGTGCGCCGATGCGGTCGATCAGCGCCTGCCGGATGTTGGCGTCCTTGGCGCGAGGCGAGCCGCATAGCTCCAGCTTCACGTCGCGACGGTAGATCAGGCGGTGATCTTCCAATCCGTTCCACGCCTCGATGAAGCGGCCGATCCAGACACAGGTCTCGAATACCTCGGCGCCAACCGGCATGCCGTAGCTGGCGATCATCTCGATGGCGAGTTGGTCCGGGGTCGCCGCCCATTGAGGCTCAATGGAGTGGGTGCGACTCAACCGAATACAGATCAGGTGATTGCTCAGCACGCCCGAGTCAATCACCTTGGTGCCGTCGAACAGCACCCAGCCGGATTCGGTTGTTCCGGGATCGATTGCCAACAGGATCATTCCGGCTCTCCCTTGTAGATCAGCACGCCTTTCTCGCGCTGGATGCGCAGGGTGCGGATGAGTGCGCGGGCGATGTACTCGTAGCGGCTCTCGAACTCGCCCAGCCACAGCGGGACGCGACCATCGAGACGGTCGTGGCAGTGTCGGCAGCCGAATACCGCCTCACTGTCATGCGGCTTTAACCCAGTGCCGCCGCCGCTGAACTCGCGCAGGTGACACAGCACCACCGTGCCCCTGTCGTTTTGGCAGCCCTCAAATTGCAGGGCGCAGTCCTGACCTTCGGCAGCCTTCCGTGCCGGCGTCATCTTCGGCTTGCTCGACTTCATACGCTTACCGCTCGGGGTCATGGCGGCGTAGCGCTTGAGGGGTTTGTTGGATTGCAGGGGAGTTGAGCGCTTCATGCGGCCTCCACCATGCAGCCCGCCATCGCCTCGATTCGTGCGGCGTCCAGCCCGCGCCAGTAGGTCGCCGCGATGTGCCGGCACAATCCCGCCATCACTTCCTTGAACTCCCCGTCATCCATGCTCTCGTAGGACAGCGAGCGAGGAACGCGGTAGGCGCAGGGGCCGATGCCGGGGAAGTTGATGGCAATCTCGTCGCAGCCGACGTTCGCCTCGATCTGTAGGCGCTTGAGCACGTCGTGGGATTCCATGCCCGCGAAGGCGTCCAGGTTCTCGGTGCAGAGCACGCCGAGCTGATGAGCAAGCCGATGGAAACCGGGATTGCGCGGCTTCTTCATCTCCACGAACACCAGGTCGCCCGTGTGATATGCACGCTTGCGCAGGCGAGCAATGGTGAGTTGGTCGGCAGGCACCAGCGCGCCTTTCTGCACGCGCATGGCGAAGCGCTCAGGGCGGCGAGGGACTTTCGCGCTCATGCCGCAGAACCGAAGCCCGGGAGGGTCGCCGCCATCTCGCCTCCGCCCGGCAGCGCGAACAGCACCTTGCCGCTACGGTCGATCTGCGGGCGTGGCAGCTTTTCGCCGCGCATAGGCGGATTGACCTTGACCGGCGCGTGCAGGACGCCACCGTCCCACATGACTTCGAGGTGAGGGATCAGGCCATCGCGCGTGTGCGTGCCGGCGCTGGGGGTGAATGGCTTGGCCTTGCGGCTGACGATTCCAAGGGTGCTCATGCGGTTCCTCGCTGTTTCATGGCGTCATCCAGGCGGATGAACTGGTCTATATCGGTGCCGTCGAAGGGCTGGGGCTTGCCAATCGAGCGGCCGTTCTCGGTGGCGTGCAGCAACTTGACGCCTGGGCCAAACACGGCGCGCAGGTTGTCGATCGCCTCAGCGGTTCCGGGGAAGGCGGCGCGGTTGTCGTCGCGGCGGGTCATGCGATGGCCCTTACGGGTGCGGTAAGCATCGGGCGCGGCGTGTGATTGGGAGAGGCAAGGAACTGCGTCGTCTCGCCGTCAAACCATAGGGCGATGGATGGCTCAAGGCCGGTCGCGCGCTGCTTCAGGACGTTGAGGTAGGTATTGGCCTTGCCGATGCCATCAGGCACCGGGATGTCCTCGGACTCGCGCTTTTCCAGGAAGCGCTCAAGCGGCTTGTTGCGCCACACCTCAATCACGGTATCGGCCATGTCGGTGATGCCGCCCGAGCCCTTGACCGCCATCTTCCCGGCGGGGCGGTTCTCGTCGTCGCCCTTGCGCATGTGCGCCACGATGGCAACGTGCGTTTCCTCGACGCGGGCGAAGTCGGAGATCTCCTCGACAAACCTTTTCTGTCCGGAGTAGTCGTCATCCGCGAACCCGCACTTGGTCAGGTTGTCGATGACGAAAAAGTCCATGTCGTAGCGGCGCCGCGCATAGCGGAACACGTCCAGGATGCGCGCTGCCTTGGCTGCGCCGGCCACGTCGAAGGCCCACAGCCAACCTTTCAACTCGCGGATGATCTGGCGCGTATAGGCCTCGGTCGGCTTGCCCGTGCCGGCGATCTGGCGGGCCATGCGCATCAGCCAAACCGGCGTGCGGAACTCCATCGACGCCACGCAGCAATGCACGCCATGCGTTGCCATGTCGCCCACGATGTGGCTCACCACGGCGCTCTTGCCGTGGCCGTTCACGCCGGCCCATATCGACGTTTCGCCGGGTCGCAACAGGATCTGCTCATGCGTCTTGGGCCACGGCAGGCGCAGGCCTTCATCCACGCGGGTGAACTCGGCCCATACCGCATCAGCGAAGTCGGCGGCGCTGCGCAGCTCGGAGGGGTCCATGGTGCGGGCATCGCGCAAGGCGCCGGCCATGTCCGCCACGCCCACACCCTGCATCAGGCACTCGTTGGCGTCCTTGTGCGGCAGGCGCACGATGCGGCAGCGCTCACGGCCAAGGCGCTCGGCAATCTCGCGTTCGGCCTGCTGTCCGGGCCCGTCGCTATCCAGGGACAGGTAGACCGTGTCATACAGCGCCAGCCGGTCGAACTCACTGGCAACCCAACCCTGCTTCGCGCCACCGCCGCCACCCATCGGCACGGACAGCGCCGGGAAGCCGTAGGTGTGCCACGCCATGGCATCCAGCTCACCTTCGCAGATGATGACACTGCGGGCGTCCTCGGCAATGGCCTGCCAGCCGAACAGGCACGGCTCGCAGTCGGCGTCCTGGCGGAAGCTCTTGGGCAGTTTGCGGTACTTGGCCGCGATCAACTCCCCATCGCGCAGGTACGGGAACATGATCGAGCCGTCGCGGCTGGCGATGCGGTACGCCTGCACGGTCGCCGCTGCGATCTTGCGCGTCTCGGTGAACCAGGCCATATGCTCGGGCGACACGCGATGAACGCCGTCCTTGGTCGGGCGGCTGTAGCGCTTAGCGGGCGGGTCCAGGCGCTCCTCGCGGATGCCTAGGTAGTCCATCGCCTCCTTGCAGGCATCGCGCAGACTCAGGCTCTTACAGGCCATCCACAGGCCGATCAGGTCGCCCGACTCGCCGGTGCTGAAATCACTCCACACGCCGGCCTTGTCGCCCGTCAGATGGACGCCAAGCGATTGGCCCGCCTCGCCCTCAGACGATCCGGCGCGCCACTCCTGCCCCATCCGCTTGCCGTTGGGCAGCAGCAGGCGCACCACGCCATCCACCTGGGCCGACAACCGCTGGGCAATCTCGGTCGCGCGCATCAGATGGCCCTCGCGATGAAGTCGGGCAACTCCGGCCCTGCTGCCGGCTTGCCGCGTTTCTCAGCCGCAGCACGCAGCCACGCCAGCGGCTCCGACACGTCCTCGGACTCGGCCTTGCTCAGCAGCTCCACGCAGCGAAGGTCGCCCACGTCCTTGCGCAGCTTGCCCAGGAAGCTCCGAGCCGGACGCTCGGCCACCCCCTTCCGGGTCAGGAACGCCAGCCCTGTTCCGAAGATCGGATCAGGATCGACAGGCGGCTCGCCGCCCGACGTAGTCGGAATAGGATTGGGTTGGGTAGGGTTCTGTTTCGATAAGGTTTCGCATACCGTTTGCGATACCGTTTCAAGCTCCTTTCGCTGCGCCTCGGTCAGGTGCGGGCAAAAGCTAAGCAGGGCGCGGGCCGCGAGGGATTTGGCCTGCGGCGTCGGGAGCGTTTCAAGCTCCTTCAAACGGGCAATCGCGACCTTCGGGTTGGCGATGCGATTCCAGCGCAGAAAATTGGGTAGAAAAACAACCCTTCCGATACGGTAAGCAAACCCTATACGAGACAGTTCCGATACCGTTTCAGATACGGTTTCAGATGACCATCCAAGGTCGTCCATGATGTTGCCGTCCGTGAGGCGGAAGCAGCCCAGGCCATTCGCATACGGTCCCGTCAGCAGGTAGCAGGCCAGCAGCTTGCCTTTGTCGCTCATCGCCTCTGCATCGGCGCTCTGCCAGAACGCGCTCTGGATTTGCCCGTACTCGCGCATTACAGACTCCGCAGCTTGAACAGCCGGAAGGTGGTGGTGACCAGCCAGGACGGCGCCCTGCCATGCAGGAAGGCATCCATCACGCGACGCTTGAGGGAGCGGCGGAAGCGAAGGCCCTTGCGCTCCTCCATGCGCCGCACGGCCCCAGGTGACCGGCTAGCAATCGCCCGTCCCATGGCATGGAAGAAGTGCCGTGCCTTGGCCTTATCGCCGGCCAGATAGGCCTCACGACAGCCTTGGGCGAGCCGGTCGATTTCCCGCTCGTTCCGCCAGTCGCGGAGGCGTTGGAGGATCACGGCGAACCTCCGATCACGATGCCGTCTCGCAGGTGCTCAGCGGCGAAGCGGCAGGCGTCGATCACTTCCCAGCGCTCGGGCGGCTCGATCTGGCCACTGGTATCGGCCAGGAAGGCGGCCTCGCGGTCCAGCACCGATGCCATGCGGCAGGCCCGCAGTTCGTGGCTGACCGGACGGTTCGGCAGGTTGTTGCGGATCTGCGCGGCGAGCAGCGGATCGCGGGTGAACGGGATCGCATCGACTGGAGCGTCACGCTCGGTCACCGTCACGTTCACCGGCACGGTTACAGGCTTAGCGTGCGGGAGCGTGCGAGCCCGGGGCTTGCGGGAGAAGAAAGAGAGGTTCATGCGGCGGCCCTCATCAGGACTTCGACGGCCATGCGGCCACGGTCGCGGGCGGTTTCCTTGCCGCACAGGCGACGGATGACGGCCTGCCGGGAGTGGTACTGCTCGACCAGCCGCAAGCCGGTTGCCAGCGTGAAGCGGCGGATGCGCTTGGCCGGCATGGACTTCTCGTTCTCGGGGTTGGCGATTTCGCTCAGGAAGCTGGACGTTTTCCAGCCGCAGGCGCGGGCGATCGTGCGCAGGCTCAACCCGTGCTGCTCGCGGGCGAACTCGATGCACCAGCGCACGGCATCCGCCTCGCTCTGGCACGCGGTCACCACCTCGTCCGGGGCGTCGATGGCCTCAGGCGGGAATGGGGTAACCCCATGAAGCGCAAGCTGTTTCATTCCGTGGTCTCCAGCTTTCTCAAGTGTTCGCGTGTGTTCGCAAAATCGTTGGGGCGAAATAAAAGGCGAGGCCGTGAACGGCTCGCCTTTAGGAGTTACTGACTTGTTTGGACTGCTTGACCTTCTTGGCATGCAAGGCGGCCAGCTTCACTGCCACGTCGCCACGCGGCGACTTGTACCGCCCAGCGGCCAGATCACTGACCGTGGACGGAGCCAAGCCGATAAGGTTTCCGATGGCCGTGTAAGACAGGCCAAGGGCCTTCAGGTCGATAACTTTCTGTGTCCAAACGCTCATGGAGGCCGATATTACGAAATGTCGTAGGACGTGTCAACGACCTTTCGTAACGACATTTCGGGCCAATACGCGCATGGAAACCATCGGCGACCGGGTCCGCAGGACCAGAGAAGGCAAAGGCATCGCGCGCGGCGATCTGGCGCGAGCCGTGGGGCTGTCCTATACCGGGCTGTCCGACCTTGAATCGGGCAAGGCTAAGACCACCACCAAGCTTCATCGCCTGGCCACAGAGCTAGGCGTTGCTGTTGAGTGGCTAGAGACTGGGAAGGGCTCGTCAGCCCCCCGGCAAGCCGCTCCAGAGCAAGTATCGCGCTCCGTGAGACTGGATGCCGAGATAGTGGCTGCCACACACGTCGCGTTGGCCGAGATGTACGAGAAGAACGGCCGTAAGTACCACATGGAGGATGTGGCCCGCTTCGTGCTGGTGTATGAAAAACTTGCGCTACGGAAGGCCGGAGTCACCGAGGCCGAGCTGTTTGGCGCGGGTCTGTCTGAGACGGTGACGCCACAGGGGGCGACCAGTGAACGAGTTGTTGGTGTGCCAAGCAAAGGCACTCATAAGGGAGTTGTGGCCCGACGAGTTCGCCACAAAGCCTAAGCTGCAATTGGTTGGCGGCACCGCCGTCAAAATTCTGTCGCCTGTGGCGGCAGAGAAGAAGGGCTGGAACCGCCCTCGCCCACTGGATCGGATACTGGCGGCTAGGAAGATAACCGGATGATCGAAGGGGAAGGATGATGAAGCGATTGATCTTCGTGAGCGCCATGGCGGCGACGCTTGCCGGATGCGCTACCCAAGGCAAGTACAAGGCGAAGCTAGACACATGGATCGGATCACCCATCGACAGCCTTGTGGCGAGTTGGGGGTATCCATCCGGTCAGATCACGGCCCCCAACGGGAACACCGTCTACGTGTATGAGCGCCACGGTGGGTTCGTGATGCCTACCACCACCACGACCAACGCCAGGGTCACAGGCTATGGCAACACTGCCTACGGCCAGGCGACCACGACAAGCTATGGCGGTCAATACATCGACATGAGTTGCAGAACCTTTTTTGAGGTGGCGCCGGACCGTCGGATCGTGAGCTGGCGCTACGAAGGCAACGCCTGCAAGTCAACCTAGAAACCTGACAAATCGACCCTCCCTCAAGCCCGCTTCGGCGGGCTTTTTGTTGGGCCCGCCTAATTACTGTACCACGTCGTTGCATAATTATTTACGAAATATCGTTGACATCTAGATACGACGTTTCGTAAGCTTCTCCCATCGGCAGCCACCAGGCCGCCCGACAGGGAGAACGGCATGACCACCCTCTGGACCTCCGCCCCTCTGATCCTGGCCGATGGCCTCGTGATCGAGACGCGCGCCTCGCTGGATGGCGTGACCACCGGCAAGCAGGTGGATGGGGTGTACGCCTCCGACACGCTGATGACGCCCGAGCAGGCGATGCAGCACGCCGACGACCTGACCCGCGCCGCAGCCATCGTGCTGCAAGCCCGCGCGGCCCACTAACGCACTCATCGAAGCCTCGGCGCATGTCCGGGCGGGATAAGGGGAGAGAGATGACCACTCGCGAAGTACGTACTCAGGCCGAACTCGACAAGGCCATCGATGACAAGGTGGATTGGATCGATATCCGCTCGCCGGCCGGCGTTTGGCTGGATGTCGTGAAAAACGGCTCGTCCACGGTCAGGGCCTACAACTCGTCCACGGTCACGGCCTACAACTCGTCCACGGTCACGGCCTACGACTCGTCCACGGTCACGGCCTACGACTCGTCCACGGTCACGGCCTACGACTCGTCCACGGTCACGGCCTACAACTCGTCCACGGTCACGGCCTACAACTCGTCCACGGTCACGGCCTACAACTCGTCCACGGTCACGGCCTACAACTCGTCCACGGTCACGGCCTACGGCTCGTCCACGGTCACGGCCTACGACTCGTCCACGGTCAGGGCAGCCCGGCTGGTTGCCGTCCACCTGCACAGCGCAACGGTCAAGGTTGCGGGCGGCGTGGTTCTCGACCATTCCAACATCCGCGACTTCGACGCCAGGCAGTGGTGCGAATACCACGGCGTCAAGGTGTCGCGCGGCATCGCCACCCTCTACAAGGCAGTCAACGACAAGTGGACGACGGATCGCGGTACGGATTACTCGCCGGGCAGCAAGCCCTCGTGCGATGACTTCAAGGATACGGACGCTTGCGGAAGCGGACTGCACTTCGGTCCAACGCCGGTTCACGCGCTGGCCTACTTCCGCGAGGCGACCCGCTTTGTCGCGGTAGGCGTGCGCCTGGATGAGTTGCGCCCGATCACTGGCGAAACCGCCAAGGCCAAGGCTCCGCGTGTCGTCCGTGCCTGCGTGGAAGTGGACATCGACGGCAACGTGATTTCCGCGAGGGCCGCTGCATGACCTCCCAGCCCCTCAATCGCCCCTGCGGTGTGGATGTGTTGGAAGTGCTGGACAACACCGCAACGATGGCGCGGTTCGACAACAGCTGGAACAGCCTTGACGAGGCCGACTTTCAGGCAGCCCGCGCCGCCGTTGCGGATCTGATCGAGGCGGCACGCGATTACCGCGAAGGCACCAAGTGCCACCTATCCAATTGCGTGTATTGCCATGACCGTTCCATTCGCATGGACGCCGCCCTCGCCGCAGTGGAGGGCCAGTCATGAGCGCCCTTCCCCACATCGGCCGGACGATCAACCAGCGCCGCAGCCGCCGCGACATGCGCGTGTGCAATCCGGCAGGCGTATACGCCGAGCAGCAGCGGGAAGCCGACGAGGCCGCGCAGATTCAGCGCCAGATGGCGACCGTGACCGAGCTTCTACCCGTCGAGCCTTCCGCCTTCATCCGTGCCGCTGGTGAGTCCTGCTGCGCGGTTCCGACTCCCGGCGAAGACGGCGAGCCGCAAGTGATGGCGTGGGTAGGTAGCGCGCCCGTCCTAATCATTCTCGCCCTCGCGTGTGTTGCGTGGGTGGCCTACTACTGGGGGACGCCATGAATGCGAAGCACGCGCCGGGGCCGTGGACCGACGACGACGATGGCTGGATTGGAGGCCCGAATGGCGTAGAGGTTTGCTGCTATGCGGGCTGCGGTTCGCATGAGGCTGAATGGAGCAACCCTGCTGACAAGACGCTGGCAATCGCCGCGCCGGAGCTGTTGGAAGCGCTGATCCTGCTTGAGGCTGAAATGGTCGCCTCTGGCAACGCTAGTTCCGTCGATTACGGATGGAAGCCGGCCATCGAAAAGACTCGCGCCGCCATCGCCAAGGCGACCGGAGAGCAGGCATGAACGCCGCCTACCGCATCCCGAACCACGACGGCTACCTGCTTGCCGGAGCCGATCCAGACCAGCGCGAGCCGACCGATGAGGAAGTCTCCGACCGCGCCGCTTACCTGGAGCCGCTGATCCTCGCCAAGTACCCGAACCCGAGCGAGCTTGTCGCGCAGGAGATGGGCGCGCCGCATTGGGACAAGCAGTTGGACACCCTGCTGCGCGAGTCCGACGACTGCGAGCTGGGCCGACTGGTGCGCCGCATGCTCGCCGCTGGCGCCAAGGCTGAGGCGGAATCGCTGGCCGACGCGGAGCTGTACTCCAACACGGACATTCAGCAGAGCATGTTGCTCAAGCACATCGGGGCGACGCCGGTCGATTCATGGCTGCGCGAGAGGTTCCTGTGATGGACCTCCTGACCGACCCCTATCTGGACGAGCTGCGCGCCATGTCGTCCTACATCGACAAGACGCTCGCGTGGCTCGACACCCTTCCGCTGGCTGCTACGGCCAACCCTGAGCTCTCCCTCGATGGGGAGGCTGTGGCAGTCGGCGGTTCTATTCAAGGAGATGTGGCATGAACACGAATGCACTAGCGATGGACGCGGCTTCGGACTTCCCCATGCCGAAGTACCGCAAGGGCCAAAAGGTTTACTACCCGTGGCACGACACTACCGGCGCGCGTCATCCGTGCCCGGACTGCAACGGCAGCAAGAAGTGGACGTGCACGTCTCCGGCTGGTCACACGATGGAGATGGACTGCCCGCGTTGCGACCGTGACAACTATCGCGACGAGCTGAGCCTTAGCTACACGAAGCACACGTTCGGCGTTCGGGGGCTGACCATCGGGTCGATCAAGATCGACTCGGATGCGCGGAACGACCGGCACCCCATCTCCTACATGTGCGAGGAAACTGGCATTGGTTCGGGGCGGGTCTACTACGAACCGGACCTCTACTCCGCTCGTGAGGAAGCGGAGGCCGTGGCTTCCGCGAAGTGCGCCGCCCAACAGGCTGAGCGCGACGTCACACCGGAGGCGATCCGGCGTCTTGAATATTCCCGCAAGCCCTACTTCCGAGCTTTGGAGGATGGTGTAAGGGAGTCCGTCCGCGACGATGTGCGGCGACAGATGCGGGACGAAATCGAAAGCGAAATTGGCGAAGGGGATTACTCGCGCGGGCGTTGGCATCTTGAGGAAGAAAGCTTTGATTCCGACCCGCGATTCGTGATCCGCGTCGGCACGCCTGATGACACCTATGGTCGTCAGGTCTGCTCTGTGGCGGGGTCAGATAAGTACACCCACATGGTGCCGGCCTCAGAGGCTATCCATAACGCCCGCCTTATCGTCAAGGCCCCCGACATGCTGGCCCTGACGCAAGAGGTTGCGGACGAGGAAACGGAACTTGGCGAACAGGCCCGAGCCATTCTCGCGTACCTGTCCGGGGAGGCCGCATGAACCCCACCCCCCGCCACCCGCAAGGCACCAGTCAACTACGGCGTAAGCCCATGGCCCACGCACCTCTCCGCTCCTGTCGATCCGCTGGACAACGTACACATCGCGCGGGCGCAGTCGATTCTGCGCAAGGAGTTTGGCGACGTGATCCTAACCGCGAGTCAGGCCCGCGATGTTCTCGCGTGGCACAGGCCGCAGCACTGAGGGGATGAGGATGAAAGACCTAGTTCAGATCATCAAAGACAACCCGGGCTGCATTGCCATCGTGGACAACGATTGCTGGCAACTCTGGAAGCAACACCCGGACGAACAGCCGGACGACGAAGACGCTTATGACGCATGGGAGGCCGAAAACCTCTTGGCGTCCGATGGCGAAGTCAAGTCCTTGGGTGACGGCGGCTACGGCTCCGGCAACTGCTACGGCGGTGACATTCTGCAAGCCCTCGCCGCAATCGTCGGAATCACCGTCGAGTCGGTCTAACAACCCCCGCGAGCTGCTGGCGTACTCCTGGTGAGCCGTCCGTCCACTGACAGCAGCAACGGACCCTAATTTTGGTTTTACGGCGGTGAAGCGCGAAGGCTGATTCGCATGCGTGGGAGAGCCCTCACCAGTCCCCGAGGGCCAAGCCGGAGATCAGCACCGGCCACCGCCACCCTATTCCACACACCGAGCCGGGCGGGTATCCCGTCGAGGACATTAGACATGAGCAACGTAGCAACCATCGAGCAGTCGCAAGGCGTGGGCGTTCTGGCCTCACTGGCGACCCACTACGGCATGGACAAGGCCGCTTTCGTCCAGACGATGAAGGCGACCGTGATGAGCGGCGCGAACGTTAGCAACGAGCAGCTTGCCGCGTTCTGCCTTGTCGCCAAGGAACACAAGCTCAACCCGTTCACCAAGGAAATCTTCGCCTTCCCGAGTCGCGGCGGCATCGTCCCTGTCGTGAGCGTGGACGGCTGGATGAAGCTGATCAACTCGCATCCTGACTTCGATGGCATGGAGTTCAAGGACGCCGTTGACGCAGGCGGACAACTCCTTTCGATCACCTGCCGCATGTTCCGCAAGGGTCGCGCCCACCCCGTCGAAGTGACGGAGTACATGAGCGAGTGCCGCCGCAATACGGAAGTCTGGAAGCAGTGGCCGGCGCGGATGCTGCGCCACAAAGCCACGATTCAGGCGGCGCGCTATGCCTTCGGTTTCGCCGGGATCATGGAGCAGGACGAAGCCGAGCGCATGGGCGAAGTCACCGTGACGCAGGTGGACGACCGCCCGGTTCCCGCCATCGCGCTTGCCGACCCGCGCAAGCAGCGCCACGACGAAGCGGCCGAGCAGTACTCCGAGGCCGTCGAGCTGATCAAGGCGCTCATCAAGACTTGGGACGAGACGCAGAACGACGACGCGCTCTACACCGTGGCCGAGACGTGGGCGGAAATTCCCTCGCCTGCGCAGATCGACCTTTGGCTTGCCCCGACGAAGGGCGGCATTTTCACCACCCACGAGCGCGATGTCATCAAGACGAAGCTGCCGAAGCTTGAGCAGGAGACGCAGGCATGAGCATCAACTTCACCGACCTCGTCACGCTCGGCAAAGACGCCGTTGTTCGCTACACGGGCGCCGGCAAGGCCGTCACCGGGTTCTCTGCCGCCATCGACAGCGGGTTCGGCGAGAACAAGAAAACCATCTGGCTCGATTGCTCCATCTGGGGCGAGCGTGGCGAGAAGCTGGCGCCGTACCTGGTCAAGGGCAGCAAGCACCTAATCCAGGGCGAGCTAGGCACCCGCGAGCACGAAGGCAAGACATACATCACCGTGGACGTGAAGGAAGTGAAGCTGGGCGGTAAGGGTGAGGCCAAGCCCGAGTCCAGCGCGCCGCGTCAGCAGCGGCAGTCGCCGTCCCGGGATGCCAGCTACGGCGACCGCGCATCGGGCGGGTTCGATGATGACAGCATCCCGTTCGCCCCGTTCCGCCACCGCACCTACTTCTGAGGCCCACCTATGACCACCCCGACCAACGAGGAAGTGCGCCGGCAGTTTGAGGCGTGGGCTGTGGATCGCCGGATGTCTGTCGAGCGCGACGAGCGCCACGGCTACTACCTGGACGACACCACCCAAGACGCATGGATCGGCTACCAAGCCGCCCTTTCCAGCCCTGCCGTGGCGGGGCTGGTGGAGGCGGCGAATCGTGACGCACAGGCGCACGAATACTTCGCCAGCAACGCCGATCTGCGCATGACAACAGGCGACCACCATTCGCGCGCGAACAAACTCCGCGCCGCCCTTGCCCAGTACGCCACCCTTGCCGGAGAGAGTCATGAGTGAGTCGTGCATTAACGAGTCAAAGCGTGCGTGGGGGGTCTCGGATAGCGGCCCAACGATGGAGCAGCTCACGCTCGGCTGCCTGCAACGCATCGCCACGGCGACCGAGTTGTCCTGCAAGGACCGCGAGCGCCTAGAACGGGACTACCGCTACATGCGCGGCGAGCGCGACCGCTACCGCCAGGAAGCGGAGCAGATGGCGCGCCGCATCGCTGCGCTGAAAGGCCAGATCACGAAGCTCAAGCGCCAAGGAGCCGGCCATGCCGAGTGAGCAGATGGAGCTAAAGGTCGCAGAGGGCATCAGCGGGACTTGGTTCTACCACCTGAGCTGCGACGAGTATTCAACAAGGGCTCTGTGCGGAGAGCGGACCATGCTCACAGGCGTTCCGCTGTCAGCCTGGGGTAAGCGCGGCCACCTCAATGAACGCTGGTGCGACAAGTGCGCAACCGCCGCCCAACTCGCCAAGGGAGCCGAGAAATGAGCTATTCGCCGGAGCAGATTCAGCGCGTCGCCAACATGCTGCGCTACAGCGGGACGGACGAGTTCAGCGAGGAAGCCGCCGACATGCTCAACGACTTCGCCACCCTCCACCAGCAAGCCGCGCGGGTGGATGAGGGTATGGTGGATTGCGCATGGGCTGCGTTGACTGCTGGTGTCGAGTTTCTCGAAGACCTGACGCGGGATAACGTGCGCGCCGCACTCGAAGCCGCCCTATCCGCCCAGCCTGCGGAACGGCAGGGGGAGGCGGTGGCGGAAGTCTGCAAGGGCGCTTTCGGCATCCACTACATCGCCTGTGCCGATCCCAACAAGCTGCCCGTAGGCACGAAGCTGTATGACCACCCCGCCGCGCCCGTGGGCGTGCCGAAAGTGACCCTCGACATGATGCGCGAAGTCGAGCATCTGTGCCCAACGGAGCAGCCGCACCTCGACAAGCTGCGCTGGAAGGCTCGCCGGCTGACCGAACTGCTCGCCGCCGCCCCGTCCGCGACGCAGGGGGTGGAGTGATGAACCTGATCGCATGGTTTTTCTTGCTGGTCGTGCAGAACGCAGCATTCACGCTGGTGAGTCGCGCCCGGAACAGCGGTAGCTACGGCTACCACGCCCTAGCCGCTGTGTTCAGTAACGGCGTGTGGTTCGCCAGCCAGTTCCTGCTTATCGGCATGGTCGCAAAGCCTGGAATGCCTGCCGCCGAGGCGTTCAAGCTGGGTGCCATCTACGTCGCCGCGACCGTTACGGGCTCGGTGCTCATGCACTGGTTCAGCGTCAATTTCTTGGAGCGCGGCAAGCGCAAGGTTGGTGCGTGATGGCAATTGAATGGCTGGTCACGTCACCTAATCCAAGGTTCTATAACGGCGGGTGGGACGGCGGAAAGCATGGGTGGAAGCTGCATGCGGTAGTCGATCCGAAATTTGATCTGCCGCCGAGCGTGTGGACTCCAAACGACGGAAATCGATCGCGCACAAAAGCGCTATGCGGCCTCGTTCCACGGCATGGCTGGGGCACGGACCTATTTATCGAGGATGAATGCGAGCGCTGCGCGGCTATCGCTGAAAGGCTCAATGCCGCCACTCAGCCCACGGAGCGCAAGTGATGACTCGCCTACTTCATTGGCTCGGCCACGTCCTGTTCGACGCGGACTGTGCAGTTCACAACGATCACCGGCCAGGATTCGCGCGCTGCAAGAAGTGCGGCCGCGAGGTTTCCACGCTGCCAAGGGCATGGCGGAAGGAGCGCAAGTGATGGCGATGACGATTAAGAGTGTGCGGGATCGCCTCGCAAGTTGGTACGGCGGGTCCGAGGCATGCCTTGACGTTAAGGCCTGTGCAGAGCTTGGCGACATGATCGCAGCCCTAGACGCCCACCTCACCCAGCCCGCGCAGACGGTGGATGTGACGGATGATGACGTGGAGGCGGCAGGTGCGGCCTACTTCGAGCAGCAGTGGGACATGCTGCCGACGCGCTCCAAGGCGATCTACCGGAACGCACTCCGTCGCGCGCTCAAGAGCTTTTCCACCCGCGCCCTTTCCGCCGAGAAGGCGGGGTGTCAGCACGACTGGGCGATCGGTTACGGAGTGCCGGCCTACTGCAACAAGTGCGGCGAGCCAATGACCCTCCTCGCCTCCCCCACGCCGGACAAGGATGGGTAAGGGATGAACCTTGCTGCCGATATGTTCGCTGACCTCAAGCCGCCGCGTGCCGCACCGCGAAAGCTGATGCACGTCAGCGATGCGTCGCCGGATGGCTGCTTCGGCGACGGCCTTGCAACGGTCCGCGTGAGCTGCGCACGGTGCGGTCACGAGTCCGACTGGCTGGCTCTGTCCGTAACGGAAGCCAAGCGCGGCGTGCCGTGCCCGAACTGCAATAAGGACAAGCCCAATGAACGCTGAGCTGAGAGAGGCGGTGGAGCGTGACCCGAGTCCGCTTGCTACCGGTCCGACAAAGTGGCGCGCGGAGCATTGCGTGACGCACCACCACGCCTGCGATTGCCGCGAGTGGG